TGAAACAGGAGAGTGTTTGCAATCTCACTGGTTTACTAATGATGGCAAAATTGATGTTAATTTAGTTATTGATTTTGAAAATTTACTAGATGGACTTCAGAAAAACTTTGAATTAACTAGTCCATTAAGAAAGATTAATGTAAATAACTATAAAAAGAATTATCATTATCAATCTAAAGAAGTAATTAAAAAAGCAACTCAGCTATTGCAACCAGACTTGGATATGTATGAACAACTATTTGGAAAGAGGTGGCAACCTTGTTGAACGGACAGCAAAAGCTAGAAGAATTTTTACAAGCAGTGGAAGACTGGAAAAGCTCTAAGTATCTAGTAGAAGTTGAGCCGCCGGAAGATGCAGAAAAAGCTTTAAACGCAGACTTTGAGGTAATAAAATCTTGGAGCGCAGAAACTTGTAACATGTATGCCTTTAAACTTTATGCATATGCAGAATATATAGAGACGGCAAAAGCTAAAGAAAAAAATACTTTAGAGTGGGCAGAATC